CGGTATCTTCCCCCGCCTAAGACCGCCGAGGTCCAATTCTCCTACGACTTGGACGCGGGGGGGTTTCGCGTGAAGGGTAAGCCGGACATCCGCCGCCCCAAGTGGATTCAGGACACCAAGACCACCTCTGACCGCGGGCCAGGGCGTGGTGCGGCCGAGGACCGACCGGCATACGCATTGACGGACGCACACACGCCCGGGGGAAACCTGAGGCCGCTGGCGGACGATATCCAGGCGCTGCTCTATGCCTGGTGCGAGTTTCAGCTTGACCCGGGCCCGGAGCCGGTGCACGCCCGGTGGATTTACGTCTCGAAGGCGGATTGCCCGAAGGCGTGGGTGACGGACGCCACGTTCGAGCGCGACGACACCGAGGCGTGGTTCGACCGAGTCGTCCGCCCGGCCGCGGCGGAGATGGCGGCCCTGCACGAAAAAGCGCGGGCCGGGTTGACCGCGTCGGACGTGGGTGCTAATCCAGATTCGTGCCGACGGTGCTTCGTGCGGTCGTCGTGCCCAGGCCCCTTTACTGGTGTCAATGTTTACGGGCTCACTGAGCCCCAAGAAAGAGGAGCTAACCAAATGGCCTTTGACCTGAAGAAACTGAAGTCCGCGCAGACCCCCGCCGCGCCTACGCCCCCGCCCGCGCTGGAAACCCAGCTCGCCGCGTCCGTCGAGGCGGTGGCCATCAACCGCCCCGCGTCACAACGCCCCGCCCCGCTCACCGTGAGCACCATCGAAGGCCCCGGCGCGGCGTACCTCCAGCTGGAGTTTGAGCCTGAGGATAAGAAGCCGGTTTCCGTGTTCGAGGCCGTTGCCCCGAGCGGGCCTATTCCCGAGGCCTCCGCGGAGGAGACCCCGCCCGCCCCAAAAGCGCGGCGCGGGCGGCCGAGGAAGACGCCTGCTTCGGGTATCGGTGGTGCCGATACTGCGGCGGAGACGTCAACTCAGACTGCAGGTGCCCTTGACCCAAAAGCCCCGGCGCCGACCACGACCACGACTGCGCCCGAATGTGTGTCGAGTGCTGGCGCCCTCGCTGTGGCTGTACGTGCGCTGATTGACGCGGTGCGGGCGCTGGAGTGCCACGGGAAGACTGGGACGGCGCTCGCCGACGCGGAAGAGGCCCTGGGCCTGGTGTCAATTGGGGGTGGGTCGTGAAAAGCTACAACCCCGCGGATTCACTCTCGTCATACCCGCCCACCACGCCTATACCGGCGTCTGAGCGCCCCACGAACCGAGCCATCCCCCGCGCCCCGCGGCTCCCGCGTGAGGTCCCTCGCCCGGTCGAGGAAATTCGCTACGACCTAGCGGAGTGCACGGCCGGCGCCGAGGCGTACTCCACCGCCCGAGTTCGGGCGTTGGCGAAGACGGCCGAGCGGGGGAATAGGTACGCGGGGCTTGGGACGCGACGCGAACGCGAGGCGTTGATGTCGGCCATCGACGTGCTAATCGACCGAGCGGGCGACCTGGGGGCTCGATTCGGCGGAGACGGCGAGGAGTGAAACCCCACGAGTGGCAATCGGCAGCCGCCCAGGCCTTCGTGGACCTGGGCGGCCTGGTCGTGGACCGTGAGCCGGGTAGCGGCAAGACGTACGCCGCAGCGCTCATCGCGCGGCGGTGTGCGCGGCCACTGGTGGTGGCCCCGGCGAGCGTAATCCCACAGACGATGGCGATGTTTCGCGCGTACGGGGTGCCCGCGTGGCGGGCCGACAAGGACTACCCGCCGGTCGACGGCTTCGGAGCCGCCTTCGCCTCGTACACCTGGCTCACCCGAAAGGCGCAGGCTGACTTCTTCGAGCGGTACCGCCCGAGCGACGTGCTGATGGACGAGTTTCACGAGGCTCGCGGACTACAGAACTCAGCTCGGAAGCGCCTGGAGCGGTATTGCATTGCGAACCCCAGCGTGCGGGTGGGTGTGTTCTCCGCCTCGTTCGTTACGGACCGGGTGGTGGATTACGGCTTTGGGCTGAGTCTAGCGCTGCGGGGGCGCGTGCGGGGTTTGGTCCCGCCGACGCGGGCGGGGCTGGAGATGCTTCAGGAGCGCTTCGACGCCGACCCCGGGGCGTACGCCGCGTTCGTGGCGCGACTGAGGGCGACGCCGGGCGTGTTCTCTGATGGCGACGGGGTGGGCCGGTACGACGGCGAAGTCGTGGTGAGCGTGATTCGACGCGAGCCCGCGCTGGTGCTGCCCGACACGTGGGAGCTCCCGGACGGGTACCTGTTGACGAGTCCGGCCCAGGCCGCCGAGGTGAGTCGCCTGATGGCGTGGGGCGCGTGGCTGCGGGTGACGCCCCGGCCGTCAGAGGCGTACTTGGCGGCCCGCCGCGCGTGGGCGCACTGTGTGCGCGGGGTGATAGCCACGGGGGCCGCCGATACCGCCGAGCAGGTGCAAGCCCTGCGCCCCGAGGCGTATGCCGCGTACGTCGAGGCTGAGGACGCCGAGCCGCGCGGGGCTGAGGAGGTGGTGTGGGAGGACCATGAGGCCACGCGGTGGTTGGTCAGGGAGCTGGCCGATTCGCCTACGACTCTGCGCCGCGGCGCCATCGTATGGGCCGACCGCAGAGCACTGCAGGAACAGGCCGCCTATCAGTTGCACTGCCCCCTCCACCGCGAGCGCGGACGCGACGCCGCGGGCGTCCGCATCGACGAGACAACCGCGCCGCTGGTGGTGGCCAGCATTGAGGCGTGCCACGCTGGCTTTAACTGCCAGGCGTTCTCGCACTCCCTGGTTCTGGAGCCGCCTAGCGACCCCGAGGTCTGGAGGCAGCTCATCGGCCGCACGGCCCGCCAGGGCCAGCGCTCGCCCAGGGTGACCGTGGACATCGTGGTCAACTGCGAATCGTCGGCGAACGCCTTGCGGACCGCCATAGCCCGCGCTAAGGTATCGGGTAAGCCGAATCCGATTCTTCAACTGGACGGCGTGGAGTGGTAAAAATGACCGATGAACAGACCTTCTACTACAAGCAAACCCGGACGTTCTGCGCGACACTGGTCGCGCTGGTCGTCACCATCGCGACCTGTTCCGACCGGCAGGACGCGCGATTTCCCACACGAACGGTCCAACGTACTGACGTGATTCAGTTGAACGGAGAAGTGAAATGAGCAACGCAATCGTAACCACCACGACTAGCAAGGACGCGCTGGCGATTCTCGGGGCCTCCGACGACCGGGAGCTCCTCGCGCAAGGTATGGATGACTTCCTGCCCTACGACGTGAAGTTCGAGGCGGGCGTCGAGCTGGTCGAGGTGAAGGCGAAGAAGAACCACGACAACCGCGGGGTGTTTTGCACCTTCCGCATCCTGGAGTCCGATTCCCCCGACAATGTGAAGGTCGGGAAGACGTACGTCGTGGCCTTCTTTGACCAGCACAAAACCGTCCCGGAGTTCGTCATCGGAAAGATGGCCCAGCAACGGCGAGAGTTCGCCGCCACCATCGCGGGCGTACCGTGCGATGACGCCTTCCAAGCCGCCCCGGTGCTGCTCCAACTCCACAACGAAGTGGAGCCGCTCGGCATCCGGATGCGCATCAAGAACGTCTACCTCCGCACCACTCGGACCGGCAAGGCTATCCACGAACTCCGTTTCGAGCTGGTGAAGTGACCATGCCCGCGCGGATTTGGCTCGACCTGGAGACGACCGCGCTCGACCCCACCGCCGGCTTCATCCTGGAGCTGGCGGTGGTGGCCACCGACGCGCAGGCCCCTGAGTACCGGGAAATCGCTGCCCAATCGTGGCTCGTCCTCCCCGAGGACGCGGGGTGGCTCGGGGCGATGGACGAGGTGGTGGCCTCGATGCACGCCAAGTCCGGTTTACTACAAGCCGTCGTCGAAGACGGCCGCCCGGTGCGCGAGGTCGAGGCAGAGCTCGTGAAGTTCCTCGCATACTTTGGCAACCCCGCCCCGGGACGCGAGCCTATCGCCGGCTCCTCGCCGCACTTCGACGCGGCGTGGCTGGCGGTTCATATGCCGACCGCACGACGGTACTTCTCCCACCGCACCTTCGACGCTTCGAACCTGAAGCGATTCGCCCTCGACCACGGCGTCGCGCCGTGGGACTCGGGCGACGGGAGCGGGGGCGCCGCCCACCGAGCCCTGGCTGACGTGCGCTACTCCGTCGAGACCGCGCGCACGGTCGCGCGGCTGCTGGCGGCGCGCTAAGATAGTGTAGTGATAGACGAGTTCTTCAGCAGAATACAGGTAGGCGCATTCAACGAATGCGCCATCTGGACGGGCTCTCGTCTCAAACGCGGCTACGGGATGTTTTACCATCCCGACATAAAGACCAAGTCGGGTGGGGTGCTAGCCCACCGCGTCGCTTGGGAGATGTTGTACGGGCCCCTAGGCGACCGCGTCCTTTGCCATCGTTGTGACAATCCGGCGTGTGTAAATCCGGCGCACCTGTTTCCAGGCACATACTCCGACAACGCCCGCGACATGATTAGAAAAGGACGACATGCGGGAGGTCCGCTGTCGGACGAGCAGGCCGCGTATCTGCGCGCGTTGCCCAAAGGGAGTCGGCTTCCGCAGTGGCCTGGTATTACTGCAGACCAGATTCGCAACGCCGCATATTGGATACGAAAAGGAAAGACGTATGCGGTTCATCGGCGCGGACAGTGAGACCGAGGCGTTTTCGCCCGGCGATATGGCTCCTGACCTGTGCTGCTTCCAGTGGCAGGAGCTGGGCAGCGACACTCGTCACATACAGACGAGGGCCGCAGGCGCGCTGGCCACTATTCGCGGGTTTCTAACAGACCCGCAGGTAACGCTGGTATTCCACAATGGGGCGTATGACGCCGCTGTGTTTTGCGCGGAGGGCCTGACGCGCGAGGTGTTCGCCGCCTACGAGGCGGGGCGTATCCTATGCACCCTGGCGTTCGAGAGGCTGGGCGAGATTGCCGGATACTCGGAACGAAAGAAGCTTGACCTAGGGACCGTTTGCAAAACCCACGGAGTCCCGCCCCCGCCGCTCAAAGACGACGGACTGGCGCAGGGCTTCGCGCCGTTTCGCGACCTGTTGGAAATCCCCGAGCCGCACCGCACGTACGCGCTGGATGATTGTATCGTAATCAAACTCTTCGAGCGGCAGCGCCGTCGCTTTCGTGACGTGCCAGAGTCGGCGCTGCAGTCGTTCTCCCGCACGGCGTTCTGGTTGCACTTGATGTCCGTGTGGGGGCTGCTGACGTCGCCCACAGCCGTCGAGGAACTCCGCGCCCGCGCGGCGGACGAGCTGGCTCACCTCCGACCGGCCGCCGAGGCCGCGGGGTTCCTACGCCCGAACGGCACGCGCAATATGAAGGCCATCCACGCCGCCGTCGCGGAAGCGTACGGGGAGGCATGCCCGCGCACCCCCACCGGCAAACCCCAGACGAGCGCGCTCGTGCTCTCCGAGTCCGAGGACCCGGCGCTAGTGGCGTTCGCCCACTATGGCGAGTGGCTGAAGACCGAAGGCGCGGATGTGCCGATGCTGCAGGCGGGCATACTCCACCCGCGATATGGATTCGCGGACACCGGACGCACGACGTGTTCCAAGCCCAACGTCCAGAACCTACCGAAGAAGGGTGGCGTTCGTGGGTGCATAGTCCCCGCACCCGGGCACGTGTTCTTGGAGCGCGACTACTCCGGTATCGAGCTGTGCACGTTCGCCCAGACGTGCGTGTGGGAGCTGGGCCGCCACCATATGGCCGACGCCATCAATCGTTCGGGCGACCCGGGGTACCTGCACGCGCTGCTGGGGGGATTGCTGCTGAAGTGCTCGCCAGAAGAGCTCCTGGCGCGTCGAAAGTCGTCGGACCCGGTCGTGCGGGAGCTGGCCGACAACGCCCGCACGCGAGCCAAGAACGCTAACTTCGGCTTCATCGGGGGCCTGGGGTACCGCAAGTACGTCGACTACGTGCGGATGCTTTCGAAGGGGAAAATCATCCTCACGTTGGAGGAGTCCCGAGCGCTGAAGGAGGCGTGGGGCGCGGCCAACCCGGACGGCCCGGCGTACCTGGAGTGGGTGGGGAGCACCGAGCTTCCTGACGGTACGTACGAGGCTGTTATCCCAGGCTCTGGTATCACGCGCCGGGGGATGTGGTACTGCGCCGCGGCGAACTGCCGCTTCCAGGGTCTGGCCGCCGCGATTATGCACGTAGCCGGGTGGGAGCTCACGAAGTCGTGTTTCTTCGGCGAGCTGGCTAGGTACGGCGTGCGAGTCGTGGCGTTCGTGCACGACGCTTTCATTCTGGAGTGCCCGCTCGGGGCCGAGTCGGCCGTAGACCCGATTTTCGAGCGGATATTGCGAGAGGCCGCCGCTCGTGTTATGCCTAACGTCATCACCAAGTCCGAGGCTAAGAACCTCGGCGCCAGCATGAAAGGATAGACGCACCGTGGAAAAAGACCCCGCCCTGAAGTACGACGCCGGTAAGGCCCGTATGGACCTACTCCCCTGGAACGAATTCCAAGCCATCGCCGTCGACTACTCCGTCGCCGCCGTGGCGGAAGCGCTACAGACCTGGTGGTCGGGCCGCCCGTATCCCCTCGAATTCTCCATCCCCACCCGGCAACTCTCCGGCGTTGCCCGAGTGCTGGCGTTCGGCGCCGCGAAGTACGCGCCTCGTGGGTGGGAGCGCGGAATCCAGTACTCCCGCATCTTCGCCGCCGCCCAGCGTCACGCCGCGTACGTGGCCGCGGGGGAGTTGGTGGACGCGGAGTCCGGCCAGGCTCACGAAAGCCACTTCTGGTGCAACGTCCTCTTCCTGGTCGTGTTCACGGCCCGCGGCCGCACCGACCTCGACGACCGCCCGGACCCGGTGCCGGCGGTGGTGGAGCGGTTGAAGTCTTTGGAGGCGATGGTGTCCGGGTGGGTCGAGATGCCGAAGCCCGCCGAACCGGAAGGCGGGGCCAATTGAATAAGTACGCCTACCGAACTTTCACGGGCCGGATGCTAGACCTCTCCGCGCCGAAGCCGGAGGATATTTGCCTCGAGGACATCTCCCACCACCTCGCGCGGGTGTGCCGCTTCGGCGGCGCCGTGCACGAGTACTACTCAGTGGCTAGCCATTCCGTGATGGTGCACGACATCGTCGCCGCGGCGTCCGGCACTACCGAACGGCGTAACCGGGCCGCACTACTCCACGACGCCACCGAGGCGTACTTGGGGGATATGGTCTCCGGGCTGAAGCGCCTGAACCCAGACTACCGCATCCTGGAGGACGAGTGGGCGGCCTGCGTGGAGGCCCGCTTTGACGTGTCGTTCCGTCGGTGCCCCATCATCAAGGACGCCGACCTACGCGCGCGGCTCTCGGAGTGCCGAGACCTCTTCTCCGGCGAGTACCCCCGTGAGTTACTACACGGCGGCGAGGGTGACCGACAGCCGTGGGGCGCGAAGTGCCGCGTGCTTTCGCCGGACGAGGCAGAGTGGGAGTTCCTGGCGTTGGCCGGAAGGCTGGGGATTTCGTGAGAGTGCTGACGGTCGACCCCGGCGCGAAGCCAGGATTCTGTTTGTCAGAGGGCGGCGAGATTCGGGCCATCACGCACGATATTCTCAACCTACCGTTCGAGGTGATGGCTCTCGATGAGCTGTTGGTGGAGGACCAATTCGCCACCGCGTACGCCTACCGCAACGGGAAGCGTGTCCGTATCTCGCGCAAATCGCAGCTTACCCTCGTGCGCACCGCGGACCGATTGTTCTATACCATCCCCGCGGACCGGAAGTACCGCATGCTCCCCGACGCCTGGCGCGGAATCCTGTGGCCCGGCGCCCGCCGGCTCACGAAAAAGGTCGTCCTCGCCCGGCTGGAGAAGGACTACGGGCACCTCGTCCCCGCGAGCGTGCCGGCGAAGTCGCGCGGTGACGTGCTGGAGGCGGTGGGGATGAACGTGGCGTGGTGCCGGCTTACGCCGGAGGAGAAGGAGCGTTTTCGTGCTAAATAACGATGCGGTGAACGCTTTCTTCGAGTTGGGTGGGGCTCTACTAATCTGGCTTAACGTGCGGCGGTTATACCGAGACCGGTGCGTGCGCGGCGTATTCTGGCCGGTCAACGTGTTCTACACGGCCTGGGGGGTGTGGAACGTTTTCTACTACCCGGCGTTGGGCCAGACGTTGTCGTTTTGGGCGGGGCTGGGCGTGGTGTTGGGGAACGCCGCGTGGTGCTGCCTGGCCTGGAGGTTTCGTGGCCGCTGATTGTTTCCGCCTACTCATCCTTCCTGACGTGCACGCGCCGTACCACTCGGCGCGTGCGTGGGCGTGCGTGCTGGATGTCGCGCAACGATGGCACCCGGACGGGTGCGTACAGCTGGGCGACTTCGGGTCCTTCGATTCGGTGTCGTCACACGACCATGACCCGAAGAAGGTACTCCCGTTGGAGGAGGAGACGGCCGGGTGTAATACCGCGCTCGACCAGCTCGACCGCGCGCTGAAGCGCGGTGGGTGCGTGCGCGGGAATCGCTGGATGCTGGAGGGCAACCACGAAACCCGCATCGACCGATACTGCCAGCGTCTAGCCCCGGAGCTACGGTTCGCGACCGACTGGCGGGAGATGCTCCACCTAGACCGCCGTGGCTGGCGCGTGCTGCCCTATAAGGAATCCCTAGCATTCGGGGAGTTGCGGCTGACCCACGACGTAGGCCGCGCCGGGGTGAACGCCGCGCGTCAGTCTCTGCAGGACGTCGGGACGAACATCGTGTTCGGCCACACCCACCGTTTGCAGGTCGTGTACCAGGGCACCCAGGCCGGTAAGCGGCACGTCGGCGCGACGCTGGGCTGGCTGGGCGACCCGGAAGCCATCGACTATCGGCATCGAGATTTGGTGCGAAGGGACTGGCAACACGGCTTCGGCGTGGCATACTTCCTTGCGTCAGGTGAGTTTTGGTTGCAGGCCGTGCCGATAGTCGGCGGGCGCTGCGTGATTGACGGCGTCATCTACGCCGGGAAAGGTTCGTGAATCGTGAAAAAGCTGGACGAGTCCGAGGACGGCGAGGCCGACGATGAGTAAAACCGTCCTCAACCTCTGCGGCGTCTTTAAACTGGGCGCCGCGGCGTCCTTCGCCATCACCGGCTCGTTCGGGTGGGCGGCGTTCGCCCTAGCGTTCGGCTTCGTGGACTTCGCGTTAGCGGCGTCCGGACCTCGTTCGTAAGCGCTTCCCGCGCTGGATTTCGGCGACCCGAGCGGCGTAGGCCTGCTCGGGCGTCGGTCCAACCTCCCACGACGTGAGCTGAGAGAAGCCGGCGCCCTGCAGTGCATACTGCAGTGCATCCGTGCACTCGTCGACGTACCCTTCGCGGTGGTCGTTCCTCTCTAGATTCCACGGTAGCCCGCGCCACTCGTCGAGAATCTGTGCACAGCGGCCTTCCGACGCGCGCAGTGTCCGCGCGTCCAGCATCGTCCGGACCTGCTCGATACGCATCCGCCGCGCCCGCTTATCCGCAGGCGTGCACGGCAGCCCGTATGCCCGCGACAGAGTTTCGCACACGGTCCGCCCACCGCCGCCCGCCGTGTCCACGAAAATCTCCGACACGTCGTGTTCGACGCGCATCCTCTCGGCGATGGCGGCGAGGCGGGGGAGTGTGAGTTCGGCCTCGCGGTAGCACTCCAGGATGTGCGCGCCGGGCTCCGGGTCACGAGCGCGTAGCACTGTCAGCCCGGCGCCGTCTGACCACCCGATGTCGATGCCCATCGCGGTGTAATTAGAGTAAGTAGGCGCCGGCTCGTAGAACTCGGAGAACGAGTAGTCAGCGTCGTTCGGGGGATGGTAGATTAGCACACCTTCTTCCTGCACGCGGTGGCCTAGGTACTCCCGCCGGAATGTGGCGTTCTGCGCGTTCCCGGCGAACCGCTTGGCCAGGGCTTCGGCGATGAATTCGGCGCCGGGCTTTTCGAGATGCGGGTTCTCCGCCGCGGTCCACGCGAAGTGTGCGCCGACCGCCTCGCAGGCCGTCATCTCGTCCTCGTAGAACCCCACGCCGGTATCGGAGGGCGTCCCGAGAAGGCAGAGGTCGCCGTCCGTGTCGGCCAGAGTCGGCTCGACGACGTCGACCACGAGGTACTCCAGCAGCGGGTCGGCTATCTGACCGCACTCGTCGATGGCGACGCGGTGAATCTTCGGGACGCCGCGGACGAGGTTCGCCGACCGGCGGTCCTTGCACCCCATGTAGTACAGTGTGAACCCATTCGGGAAGGTCCACGTCGCGTCCGTGCCATTGTAGACCGCCCCCCACCCGAAGCGGTCGTTGAACTCGCGCAGGGCGTCCCACCCGATTTTGATGGCCGACTCCTGCGAAAGCCCGAGGAAAATGCTCGACTGGTTTGGGCGGGTGCGCCACTGTTCGACCAGCCATAGCGTGACGGAGAAGCTCTTCCCGGCGCGGCGGCCAGAGCAATTCGTCCTACGCTTGGCGGAACACCCAACGAAACGGAGCTCCGCCGCGGTCAGGGCGCGGCGCTCCTCGGGGATTTTGAGGAGCCGCGTTAGGGGGGCCAGCACCCCGTAAGCCTAGCACGGCCGGCCCACCGGTGCTATACTCCTGGGACGTATGGCCGAACCGTCTCCGCAGCTCGAACCTTGGTGGGAACTACCGGCGGAGGACGCGGCCCGTGCCATCGTCGAACTTGAGAACCAGTATCAAAAAGACTATACCTGGCGCCGCGCCCGCTCTCGGCGACTCGCCGGCTTCTACCATGGCCGCAACCTCGACACGCCCTTCGCCCAGGACGCCCGATTCTCCTGGCGTGACGTGCGGGCCGGCACCCCCGACTACATTCCTTTAGTTCGCAACCTGTCCTACATGTACGTCGAAACCAAGGTCGGTAAAATCGCCGCCGTCGATGCGCCGCAGCCCGCCCTGATGGTAACGGACGGCGATTGGGAGCTGAAGCGCAAGGTAACGCTGAACGAGCGCATCCTGCTCGCCGAGTACGGGATGCGCCAGGGCCAATTCGCCAACGTGCACGCCCTAGCGCACCAGGGGTACCGTATCGCCGAGTCCGCTACCGGTACCGTCGCGGCCAAAATCTACCCCTGGCCCGAGGAAGACCGCGTGGTCGTGGAGCTCCACGATACGTTGGATATGTTCCTCGACGACACCGAACTCTCGTATGGCACACCGCGGACGTACGGCGAGGTGACGTGGTGGTCTCCCCACAAGCTAGCCCGCTCGTATCCGCAGCACGCCACGAAGATTCTGAACTCCGTCGAAAGCCGACGCGACCGCGGTGGCCTGACGTACACCGGGCGCTCGAAGCGCGCGGAATTGGTGCCCATCTGGGAAGCCTGGGCCGTGAGGGTCGGGGAGGAAAACGGGCGGCACCTGTGCTGCTTGCGCGACGGGACGACTTTGGTCGACGAGGAGTGGGAATCCGACGAACCGCCGTTCGCGTTCCTGCACACCAACCCCTCGCTGGCCGGGTTCTGGTCGACGCCGAGCATGGAAATCGTCTACGACGAGGTCCTGAAGGCGAACGAAATCATATTCCGGTGCGACGAGGCACACATGGACAACGCCCAGCAGGTCCACTACGTGTGCGAGAAGGACCTAGTAGACATCAACGACGTGATGGGCATCGATACCCTGAAGGTCGTCCGGCTGAAGAACCCGAACGCCAAACCCCAGGTCGAGAACCCCGCGCCGTTCAATCGCATCGACCTCGAATTACTCCACGAGCACGAGGCCGGCATCGCCAAAACGTTGGGCATCGACGAGATGCACGCCGCGGCCAAGGGCGAGCCCGGCCTTCCGTCCGCCGTCGCCCAGCGCGAGGTCGGCGCGCGGTTCGATAACCGCCACGCCGCTACGCACCGCGCCTTCGTGCAATGGGTCGCCGTCGACATCGCGCGGCATATGCTTCGCGCCCAGCGGAAGCTCTACGAGTCGAACTCCGCGTTCAAGCGCAAGTGGACCGGCGAGTTCTTCTCGAAGGAAATCGAGGCAAAGGACATCGTCGACCTCGACCTGGAGGCGCTCCAGGTCCAAATCAAGCCCGTCTCCGAGAAGAAGAACACCCCCGAGGAGCGCGTCCAGTACGCCGAGGAGCTCCTGGAGAAGGGGGCCATCGGGATGGAGGCCTACCTAGCGTGCCTAGAGCACTATGACGTCCCCGGCGAAACGAAGGTCGTGAAGACCCAGCGCCGCTGGGTGGCCTGGCAAATCGACCGGTGGTTGATGTCTAAGGACGAGGAGATGAACGAGCCGGATTTCTACCAGGGCCCACGGCCGTGGATGAGAAAACCGGACGCGATGGTGCAGGTAATCGACGCCCTAATGGAGGCCGAACTTTCTGAGGTCCCGACAGAACGCCTGCAGTACTTCCTAGACTTCATCGCCGAGCTGACCGCGCAGATGTCGGCCGAGGTGAACCCGCCAGCCGCGCCCCCGCCTCCGCTCGGCGCCCAGCCGCCCATCCAGGGCGCCGCTGGAATGAACGTCGGTGCCCAGGGCCTCGCGGCCCCGGGCCTCAACCCCGGCGCGGCCCCCGCGCCGGTAGCCCCGGCCGCCCCCGCGGCGCCCGGTCTCCTCCAGTAAAGGACCCACGTGCCAATCGATTTCGACGCCTTCATCGCCAAAGTCCCCGACGCCCCTTCGTCCGCCCACGCCCGCCCCGAGGAGCCCGCGGCGGACGCCGAGTCCCCAAAAGAGGCCAAGCCCGAAGCCCCCGATGCCGAGGCGGTTGCGGGCCCCCCGCCCCGAGAACGCGCCAGGAAACCTGCGCCGCCTGCCTCGCCCGAGGCGAGTGCGAAAACCCCGGAGAACCCGCCGGACCCGAGTGCGGTCCTCCAGGCGCTCCGTACCGGCGACCTGGACACCCTGGGGGAGCTCCTCGGGGAAGACCCCGCATTGTACGATGAGAAGACGCCCAAGTGGGCTGCGCGTCAGCGGAAAGAAGCCAAGCTCACCGCCGAGCGCGACCGCGTCGTTAAGCAAGCCGAGACCGTCGTGGAGCGGTGGTCGCCGGTCTCCCGCCTAGTGGAGGCCCGCGAGACGAATCCTGCGGCGCTGTTCGAGTTGGTGGAACTCCTCACCGGGCAGGACCCGGACCAGGCCTGGTCCGCGGCCCTTCGGGCCCGCGGCGCTGTGGACCCGCGGGTGCCCGCCCTCGCGAAGGCCGTCACCGACCGTGACGCGCGGCTGGCCGAGCTGGAGGCGGAGAGGACGCGCCGGCTCGACGCCGCGTTCTACGAGACGCTCCGGGACGAAGTTGACTCGAAGGACGTCGTTCGTAAAATTGAGGGGTGGGAAGAGAAGGTAGCCACGGTCCTTCGAGAGTCGGTAGACCCCGACCTCGGCGAGCCGAAGCTGTCGGTCAAGCAGGCCGCCGCCCGGGTGGTGCGCCGGGAGCGCGAGGAGTTCGAGCGACGGGCCGCCGTGTTTGGCGAGGCCCCGGCGAAGCCGGCTAGGAATCGTACGCCGGAGCGTGCGTCTCCGGGCGCCGGTGCTAAGGTACGAAAGCTCACTCGCGAAGAGTGGCTGCAAGCCAGGAGTAACGGCTAATGCCCCTGAAGTCCGGGTCTTCCAAGAAGACCGTTTCCAAGAACATCGCCACCGAGCGCCGCGCCGGGAAACCGGAGAAGCAGGCGGTCGCCATCGCCATGAAGAAGGCGGGTAAGTCCCGGAAGGGCAAGAAGAAGTCCAAGGACGCCTTCGTCAAAGAGTTCGCCAAGAACAACCCGAAGGACTACTGAACGTGCGCGCGTACTGTAAGAACCGACACGTGGTTGCTAAGGAGACGAACGCCCAGCGCGGCCCCGGCGTCTCCGTCCGAGACGCGCACGGCCGAGCCGTATCCGTCGCCGAGGGGTTCGCCACCCCTGGCGGAATCATCCTCCTCGACGACAAGCTCGCCACCTCCCCCACCTCACACGAGATGGAACTCGTGGCGGTGGGGTCGGACACCCCTGACCTAGCCCCGGGCGACCGGGTAGTGGTGTACCTCGGCGGCGATGACGGCGGGATTTCCTCGGCGGGTATCTCCGCGTTCCTCTCGTACAACGGTGAGGAGTGCGCGGTGGTGCCGGAGCGCTTCCTCTGGGCGAAGGTGAAGGACGGCGAGCTACTGCCCCGCGGGAAGACGCTCCTAGTCGAGCGCGACGATGCCGCGATGAAGCGCTACGCCTTCAACTCGTCTCCCATCCACGTTCCGGACGGGGTGCTCGGGGTGGACCTGCTGAAGCACGGCGTCGCGGCCGCGAACCGCGAAGACCCCGGCGCGGACGGAGCGCGGTCGCGCGACTCGGTCACGCTGCAGTACGCCCGCGTGGTCCGGACGGGGCCGGGCGTGAAGGACCCGGAGCTGTCGCGCGGCGCCGTCGTGGCGTTCTCGCCGAGCTTCATGTGCACCACGCTCGTACGGAAGATACACCGGCCGGACGGGTCGTACGACCAGAAGTATTACGCGCTCGTGGACTCGGGAGAAGTGTACTTTGCCGTAGGAGAGTGA